CTCCCATCGCGGTGTTGTAGACGTCATCGGGGCGTCGGCCCGGCCCTGGGTCATCGCCGGAGCGCTGCACCGTCAGGGGGGTCTTCTCATCCTTCGTCAGCGAGGTGGCCTTGCGCCGCCGCACGGCCTCCCCAGCCTTCCTCTGGCGCTGGGTGTTCTGGGATTCGTACTGCACCTTCAACAGCGCCGTGGCGGCCTCCAGCGAGGCCGGGGGCTGCGCCTGTAGGGCGGCCTCGATCCCGGCCGCGGTCTGCCGGGCCTGGGCGATCAGGCTGTCGAGGTACTGGACGCGCGACTGCTCATCCTGGATGTCGCGCCGGATCTGGTCGACCCGGTACTGTGCCATCAGGGTGTTTGCGTAGGTGTCGAGGTACTGCGAGCGCCGCCCGCTGAACGGGTTCGAGGTCGGGGGTGCCATCAGAAGCTCCGGGGGGCGGGCGTGACGGCCGTCGCCTTCGAGAAGGGCTGGTTGAAGAAGCCCGGCTGGGAGTTGTACTGAGCCAGCAGGCTCTCGGCCGACTGGGCCTGCGCTTCGGCGGCGATCCTCGCCATCTCCGCTTGCTGGCGCATCGAGGCGGCCTGACCCGCGGCATCTCCGGCCCCCGCGAGGCCCCCGCTGACGGCCTGGGCGATGCCCTGGGCGCGCATGGCCTCGGCCTGCTTCTGCTGGGCCCGCATGGCGTCGATCCGCGACTCTTGAGCCAGCGCGGCGGCCTGGTTGGCCTCCTCGGCCGCGATGTTTTGCTGCTGTCGCATCCCACCAAGGGCTCCGGCTCGGGCCTGCTCCGCGAGGAAAGCCTCTCGACCGCTCACACCCCCGGACATCCCCCGAGCCGCGGCCTGCTGGAGCCCCTCGGCCTGTAGCTGGCGCTGAACGCCCGCCTGCTCGGCCAGGAACCGCTGCTCGATCCCGCCCCGCTGGCGCTCCGTGAGCCCGAGCTCCCCCGCGCGCCGACGCTGCTCGAGGTCATCGAGCTCCCGCTGCTCGCGCTCGTTGAGCATCATCTTCTTGCCAGCGCGGGCGGTTCCGACGCCCTCGGCGATACCAGCTCCGGCCTTCGCGACGCCCGCGCCGATCAACATCATTGTGATGGGGTCCATTCGCTCACCTTATAGGTAGAAGGCCTCGATCGAAACGCCCCACTCGACGATCCCGCACCGGTCGGTCGCCGAATGGGCCGCGAGCCCGAAAGTGGCTGTGCCGGAGCCAGCATAATCCAGCGCGAGGGTGCCCTGCTTGCTCCCGTAGCCGCCGGCGCCCACCAAAGTCTGGCTAAGCCCTATCGGGTATGTACCGGACATGAACAGGCTGTGGTTGCGCGTCTCTTGAGCCCGGCTGCTGTAGCCTTGGACCGCGTTTTGGATTGATCCAAAGTAGGGCATGATCCAGACCAGTCGCTCGTCGCGCGCCACCTGGTAGGAAGCCGTAGACTCATCGGGGCCATTCTCGAGGTCCCACCAGTAGTGGTAGAGGATCTTCGCCGCTCGACGAATCTGTAGGGTGAACCCCGTATTCGGGATGCCGTGAACCGCGCCGGACGAGGGCCTCCCCTGCCCGGACAGGTACTTGGTCGCGAAGGTCATTCGGACGTTGGTGCCGCCCGCCCACTGGCCGCCCTGGTGGCCCGAGACGCCGTGTTGAACGCCGCTGTAGGGCTCGAACTCGGGCGGCTGAACGTGCCTCGAGTCGATCCACTTGGTCGCGGCGAGGTCGCCAGTCGCGATCCCCCTGTGGAGGTAGACGCGGAGGGCTTCGTTGTTTCCCTCGAGCGCGGCGCCGGTCAAGATGGTTCCGTCGGCGAAGACGGTCGGGGGCGAGTAGCTCATTGCAGCCTCATGACGAGGGCCTGGAGCGACCCCCCGTTGTAGTCGAGCTCGGCGTCGGCCGCGAGCGCGGGGTCAACGCGAATCAGCCAGTTGCTCGCCGCGTGGTAGGCCGCCAGGGGCCCCGTGCAGACCAGGCGAAGTCCGTAGATGGTGGTCGGAGCCCCCGGAATCCAATGCCACGCGCCGTCCACCGAGGTCCAGCCGATATCGGCCTCGGTCTGCGGGCCGTCGAACTTGCCATTGTTCGGCGTCGAGGCGACCTGGTTGAGGGCAGGGACGATCGAGGTCGCTTGGCAGTTCGCGAGCAGGTTCCCTCCTCGACCTCCGGTAACCACCGTGCCGAACGAGTCCTGGCCTGCGACGTCTACCCAGTTTGACAGAGAGGCGTCGGTCACGTCGACCTGAAGCCAGAAGGCCCAGCAAACGGTTCCGTTAGAACACGTAGCCACGCCCGCCCCGGCAGGGTGGGGGAAGGTCCACTCAATGTCGGTGCCTCGCCAGGGGTTCCCCGGAGCCCATCGAGGGCGGACACTCAAGTCCCAGTAGACCCGGAGCACTTGGTCGGGGCTGATGGTCCAGCCCGCGCCGCCGCCGGTCGCCAGCGGGGTAGGTGTTCCACCGGAGTCGCGGATGATGTGCGGAACAGACGGGGTGGTCTGGCCGACTACGGTGTTGTACGCAGCGTGCTTCCAGTCCTGGTGCCCGATCTGGGCCACCGCCATCTGCGGCGCCATGAACTTCGACGTCGTGAACTGCGGCAGGTCGATTGCAGCGTCCCTGACGTTGAACTCATTGAGCGTGGTCTGGTTGAAGTCCGCGAAGCGCGTGTTGAGCGAGGCCGCGTTGATCGGGTCGCCGTCGAGTACGGGTTTGTTCGTAAGGCGACTCATTAGCGGAACCTCCCGATGATCAAGTAGCGGTTGGCATACAGGTGGCCATAGGGGGCATGGTAGTTGCCCACCGAGAAGTCGAGGTTCGTGGCCCAGTCTTCGGACGGAGAGGTCAGCTTGTACTGGAGGTCTACGGACAAGTCCCCAGCGGGGAGTTGCGCGTTGGCGATCAGGCGCGAGGTTTGATGAAAGCCACCGCCGCGGCGCTCGCCGATGACGGTGCCGTTGACAACGGCGCGCAGGCGCATGTAGTTGGGGCTGTAGGGGCGGCCGTCGTTGATGCCGTGAACGAAGATGTTGTTGACCCAGACGTTGCAGCTCCACTCGAGGAAGAGGTTGCCTCCGCGAAAGCCCGTAAGGGTGATCGGCGCCGGCCCGATCGAGGTCCACCCGCCCGACTGGATCTGAAGCGTCGCGCTCATCCAGCCCATCGGTGGCACGATCGCGTCAACCTCGGTGGTCTGCTCGCCGCCTACGGGAAATGCCGCAGCCGCCCAAACGCGGTGTAGCGCGCCGTCTTTGAGCCGCGTTTGGTTGGCCCAGTCCGCGGGGAGCTGCGCCCGGTCGATCGTCGTGGCGCTGCTCTGCTGGGCCGAGAGCTCGTCGTTGACCAGGGGCGGGTCGACCGCGAGCCCTGTCGAGGCTTGGTGCTGGGTCCACTTCTTCACTTCTGCACCCCCGGAACTACGCGAGTTCCCTTATCGGAATACTCGTACTCAAAGCCGACCAGCACGAGGTCTTCGTCGGTCTCGATCTCGAAGCAGAACCAGGCCGCCGACTGGTGGGCCACGCTGAAACGGAGCGGGACCAGCCTCGGCTCGCGGTAGGAAGACCCCTTAGCCCCGAGCACGGCGCCCCCGAGCACCGGCAGCAGCGGCGCGTCAGGCGGCTGGGCCAAGTAGGTGCGCTCGACCAGCGGATCAAGCGAGAAGTCCTTGTAGTGGCGCATTGTCACCTTGGGATTTCCCGTAGTCAGGGCCCAAAGCGTGACATAGGTCACCTGCTTCTGCAGCTGGGGGTCGCCGAAGTCGAACCAGGCGCTGCGGAAGACCGAGGTGGGCGGCGCGGCCCACTTCCAGACGTCCTGATCGAAAACACGCCCCAGCGCGCGCTTCCCGGAGATCAGGAAAAGCCCTCGTTGCGTGTTGGGGTCGCCCGATTCGGCCCCCGTGTGGTGTCCGAAGACGATCGCGCCGTCAAACAGGGTCGAAACAGCCCCTACGGGAAAGCCCTCACGGGTGGTCCACGCAGATCCGCCGGCGGAGAGGGCCCCCAGCTTCTCGAGGTGCAGTACAAGTCCCAGGTTCGGCCGGTCGGAGCCGTCTACAGGCACGTAGAGGTGGTACTCGCGGCTCAAAGAGCTGTAGCAGGCGACCGCTTTGGCGAGGCAGTCGGGCGTGATCCTCGAAATGACCCCATCAAGGCGGTCGGTGAGGTTCAAGACCTCGCTGATCGAGCCGCCCTGTAGGCCGCCGACCATCGCGTAAACGCCGTCCTGGGCGAGAAAGACGACGCCGAGCCCTGGCACAGCCGCGACCGAGTGGGGCGAGCGACAGGTGACCCCCGCGATAAGGGTTGACACGGTGAACCCGTTGACGAAGTCGCCCTGAATGACGTCAATCCCGTACTCGCGGAAGACCAAGAGCGACGTGTAGTGGCTGTAGATCGCCGTGATCGAGCCGCCCTCGCTCGAGAGCTCTATGTAGTTCGCCGCATCGAACTGCTCGATCAGGCCCGGCGCGCTGTAGTAG